CGGATAAATCCAAGATGGATATGTTTGGCGATTTGGATGGCTTCGACAAGTCATTTAGAGAGTGGGCCAAGGTGCCGGCTGATTGGGAACCCCAAAATATGGAATAATGAAAGAATATATAGATTTTCTAAAAGATAAGATGGCCATTAGCCATCAAACCGGGTTTGAAGTCAAAGCGGAAGAACTGACTTCGTCCTTATACCCCCATGTGAAAGATACCGTTCGTTGGGCGGTGGCCGGTGGTTGTCGTGCCATATTTTCCAGCTTCGGCATGCAGAAGACCGTTACCCAGCTGGAGATATGCAGAGTTATAATCAATCAGTATTTCGGTAAAGCTCTTATCGTTTGTCCTAAGCGTGTAGTAGTAGAGTTTATCACCCAAGCTAAGGAGCACATGAACATGACAGTTAAGTATGTCAAGAACATGAGTGAAGTCAGAGCCTGCAAGTGTGATATAATGATTACCAATTATGAGCGTGTCCGTGACGGTGAGGACGGGGTAAGGATAGAACCTTCCTATTTCACTGTAACCTCTTTGGATGAAGCCAGCGTATTACGTGGTTATGGCACGAAGACTTATCAAGAGTTCCTTCCATTGTTTTCCGGTGTCCCGTACCGATTTGTCGCTACGGCTACACCATCGCCCAACAGATATAAGGAACTGATACACTATGCCGGCTATCTCGGTGTGATGGATACCGGGCAGGCGCTTACAAGATTCTTTCAGCGTGACAGTACCAAAGCGAATAATCTTACCCTTTACCCACATAAAAAGAAAGAGTTTTGGTTATGGGTGTCTACATGGGCATTATTCCTCACTAAACCATCTGATTTAGGCTATCCCGATATCGGCTATGAATTGCCGGAACTGCGGGTGCATGAAGAAGTGGTTAGCGTTGACAACTCCACTGCCGGCACAGACCGTGACGGACAGGTTAAAATGTTTCGTGAAGCGGCATTAGGTTTGGCTGATGCAGCAAGAGAGCGCCGAGACAACATGGCTGCGAAGATTGCCCGTGTGGTGGAAATCATAGGTCGTCCTGAAAACAAAGATGAACATTTCCTTTTATGGCATGACCTTGAAAGTGAACGTGAGGCACTCTGCAAGTCTATTCCTGGATGTAAAGCTGTCTATGGTTCCCAGGATGATGAAGAGGCGGACGAGGTGATTGCCGATTTCAAAGATGGTCGGTTGAAGTATTTGGCTGCTAAACCTGAAATGCTTGGTGAGGGTTTGAACTTCCAGTACCACTGCCATAAGGCAATCATGTTCATCGACTACCGTTTCAATGACAAGTTCCAGGCGATAGCCCGTATATACCGTTTCATGCAGAAATACCCTGTTGACTTGTATTTAGTGTATGCCGAAAGCGAGGGCGAGATATACAAAAGCTTCATGCGGAAATGGATGCAACATAAGGAGATGGTAGCCAAGATGACCGATATCGTCCGCGAGAACGGTTTGTTCGGTTTGCAGGCAGAGGAGAAGATGATGCGCTGGATGTTCGCCAGCCGGGAAGATAAGTCCGGTAAGCTGTGGAAAGCGATCAATAACGATAATGTTCTGGAATGCCGGAAGATGGAAAGCAATTCGGTGGATTTGGTTGTAACCAGCATCCCTTTTTCCAATCATTACGAATACACGCCGACCTACAACGATTTCGGACATAATGAAAACAACGATAAGTTCTTTGAGCAGATGGATTATTTGACGCCGGAACTGATGCGTATCCTTAAACCTGGCCGCTTGGCCTGTATCCATGTGAAAGACCGTGTATTGTTCGGTAACGCTACGGGTGACGGTATGCCAACGATTGATCCGTTCAGTGAAATGACCGTATTTCATTACATGAAACACGGATTCCGTTATATGGGGCGTATTACGGTTGATACAGATGTGGTAAGGGGAAATAACCAGACCTATCGCCTCGGTTATACCGAGATGTGCAAGGACGGTTCAAAGATGGGTGTTGGTTGTCCGGAGTATGTTCTTCTTTTCAGAAAGCTGCCTTCTGATACCTCCCGGGCCTATGCCGATTTGCCCGTCACCAAGGATAAGAAGGAATATTCTCTTGCCCGTTGGCAGATAGATGCCCATGCAAGCTGGAAATCATCGGGTGACACCTTGTTGAGCTACGAGGATATGAAAGGTATCGGCATTGACAAGATACGTCATTTGTTCAGAAACTACGAACGTGAACATATCTACAGATATGAGGAACATGTTGCATTTGCCGAAGAGTTGGAAGCCTATAATAAACTACCTAAAACTTTTATGGCCGTTGACCCTGTAAGCAAGAAGCCTTGGATATGGGATGATGTCACCCGAATGCGGACATTAAATACCAAACAGTCACAGAAGAAACGGCAGAACCATATTTGTCCTCTTCAATTGGATATTGTTGAAAGATTGATTGAACGTTATTCAAATAAGAATGATTTGATATTTGATCCCTTCGGCGGCATTGGTACCGTTCCTTATTGTGCCATCAAATTAGGGCGTAGAGGTCTTTCCACTGAACTGAATTACGACTATTGGAAGGACAGCCTTTCGTACTTGTGTGAAGCGGAGATGGAAGTGGGTGCGCCGACGTTGTTTGACTTAATTGGATAATGCCCTATGAATATCCCCCAAACCATCCCGCGTATTGATTGCAAGGCATTCGCCAAATGCGGAAAGAAATCTTTATCCCATTGCAGGCGGTATAAACTTACGGACGAAGAGTGTATAAATTGCCGGTTGGTCCATCGACGGGAAAGAAACAATTACCGTACTTCCCCCGACGGTCGTTTAATGAAACGGTGTTCCATCTGTGGCGAGTGGTACTATCTTCACCGTTTTTACCCCAGAACTTTAAATCGGGGAGAGAAGGTCTATTCCACCTTCAGTTCTGAATGCAGAAGGTGTAAGTCTTTGAAAGCATCAACCTATCAAAAAGCAAGGCGATGAATAAGAATAAGGGAAAAGAAGAGGAAATAGGGCAAAAGGTAAAGTGTGATTGTCGGCAATGCAAGCGCGCCGGTCCGGTTGAGGATTTCATGGTATATTGCCCGATACATAAATGTGCCCGATCAACCGGCCTTAGAATGTGTGAGTATTTTATAGAGAAGAAGAGATGTTCGACAAGATAACCATAAAGGCAACGATTGACACGGCGGATATTGAGACGATTGTCTTGCGAAATTATTTGGAGGAGTGCACGGAAGGTGATGAAGTCTATTACAAGTCTACCGCTTACGCCAACTTTGACGGTTGTTTCATCGAGATTCGCGGTAACAGGTTACGGTGTACGTGTTCCATTTGCAAGCTCTATTCCAAGGGAAAGACCGGGAAACTGGATAACAGCCGCCCGATAACTTTCGCAATGGCTGTAAGGACAATCAAAGAGCTGCTGTTGAGGCTATGTGTCCGGATTGAGAATGCCGTGGTAACGTATTACGAGATAGGTATCACAATGAAGATGTCCCTTCCTGCCGATTCTTACATAAAACAGATGTATGAAGTCTCAGGAAAGCTCCTTTGGAACGATGCCAACTATTCGGCGTTCAAGCAACAGACAACGGAGAAAAGCAAGTATTTCCGGAAGATCCTGAAGGTCTATGATAAGAGCTTTGAGGCCGGGGAGAAAGGACGGAATGTCGGGGCTAACATTCTTCGTATCGAAACGATATACAAGCACCAGTCTGTTTCATTGATGGAGCTAACGGACAACCTCTTCTTGTCGAGGATCGGCCGTATATTCTATAAGGACTGGTCAGAAATATGCTTTACCAGAGAACTGTCTGCGGCCAAGGGCGTAAAGGTGTCCCAGCTTGAAAGGGCCAGGGAGATATACCGGATAGGAGTTACCCGGTACAAGGAGCGTTACAAGAAGCTTTATCTTTCGGGTAAGCTGACTAAAAAGCAATGGGAGACTATACGCAATTTTGCCCGTAGCTGGCCGGAAGAGCGTGAGAAGTACGTGGAGGAAATAGGTGATATGGAGCGTGAATTTAAGGACAAACTTTTATCAGGCTACCAGACAGGGATATTTACGCCCATTTGCAGAAAAATATAACGTGTTGAAAATCAGTGTTTTATCTGTAAATACAAAAAGCACCTTATGGTTCGCAATTAAAATGTTGAAAATTAAGTGATTACGTTTTTAAAATCTAAAATTTAACACTTTTCGGCAACTTGTCCTATACAGCCCGCAGGGTTGTCGGGAACCGACTTATAAGGGCTGATAAATTATAATTTAAAAACTGAATATATGAAATGTGAAGCAGAAGGCAAAATTTTGGTGGAGCTGCCATCCACCGGTGGAGTTACCAGGGATGGTAAAGACTGGGAGAAGAGAGAGTACATCATGGAAACCAGCGAACGTTATCACAGTAAGATGCGCTTTTCCGTTTGCAGTTTCGATGGTCCTGTTGAGAGCCCTCCCAAGATAGGAGACAAGATCAGGGTTAACTTTACCGTTGAGGCCCGCGAATATAAAGGGAACTGGTACAATGAAGTAAGAGTGCATCGGACGGAGAATATTAACCAATAACATAAAAAGATATGAAGAAAAAGAAAGAAATAATGATTGAGTTGGTATACGATATTCCGGCTCTGATAAGAATACAGGAACTTTCCTTAATTGAAATAAAGAAGAAAATTCGTGATCAACAGGTTATAGATTTTCAAGAAGACATTCTAAGAGTTCTAAAGGCTGTAAGCGAGATCGATTTTATTAATATGGACAGTAACTAATAGCTATAATTGATATGAATATGAAACAGACAGCTCAAGAAAAGGCAAAAGAATTATGTGAAGCGTGGGGGATGGAAGATAACCACGGTTACAGCGTTAAAGATACATTTCAAGCAGGGTTTGTGCAAGATGCAAATTGGCAGGCAGAGCAATCGATGTCGCAAGAACAGATAGATATGAAAATAGTAGAGCATATCAAAAGTATTGAAATTGATGATAAGCTTAAACTTGGTCAATATATCCTTTGTGCGATATCCGGTATGGCTATAGATATTAATTCTGCAAAAACTACATTAAGTACCGAATTTACGCACAAAGGCAAAAGGTACAAAGCGGAGATGTTGATTACCCAAAAAGAAGTTTAACTATTTGCAATGAATATAGAAGAACGAATGCAGGATTACGAAAGAAAAGAACTAATACAAGATTATGAAAGAGCGGTCGAATCCGGTTGCTTTCACGGTACATGTGAAGAATTTAAAGAATTTCGTAAGATTGCTTGCTGGGGAGTTACTATGATGCACAAGGACGATTTTTCAGGCTTTTCCCCAATCCCTAATGAATTAGGGGATGGCGTTAACGGTGCATTAGGCGCTTTGGGATATAGTTCCGACTCCAGCTTTGTTGTAGTCCCCCGCGAATGTAAGTATTGCAAGGTGCGCTCTTTCCCTACTATTGAGAAAGCGGAACACTTTGTTTCAGAGAATCTCCGTATGACTGATGTCGAGATTATCACGGAACGCGAATTTGTAAATGCCTGGAATGACCGTTTTTATCCGGTTGATCGGTTAGATTAGAACTTAGCTCCGGATAGGAAGAAGTCAAAAGTAAAACTATAGATTATGGAATCAGCAACAGATAACAGTTACGCCTCCGGCGGACTTATAGCCAAAAAAGATCGGATACAGTGTATTCGTAGTCAAATTAATCGCAGCAATGAAGAGTTAAACCGGATCAATGAAAAGCTGGGAGCTAAAGATACCCCCTTGGAAGAGTGGCTCCGTCTTTCGGATATCCGGGGTAGCCTGATGGTTTCTATACGCCAGAAGGAGGAAGAGTTGTCACGGCTGACGGATAGCCGCCGACTTGATCAGCCTAAGCGTGCGAATTATAATTATTAAAAATCATTTAGCATGGGAAACAAAAGAAGATCAGTCCGATTTGATGAACATACTTGGATGCTGTTGAAAGAGGTATCTGAGAAAATGGGGGTCAATATGTCAGTTGTAATCAGAAGCATGGTTGCGCACAGTTTAAGGGAAATAACGGATGATTCCGGTAATCTGATTCTAAATGAGAAACAGGTGCAAGCGAAATAGCTATTACCCTAAGGTGGCTGAGGCAATCGGAAAGAACTATCTTAAGCTTCGATCGCTTTGCTGTGTTGAATTCGATGCGCTTCATGGCTCGCTATCTCGTGAGGATATCTTTCAGGACACGGTACTTTATGTCATTCAGGATGTTGAGGCCAGCCTGTTAGACTCGGAAGAGGATATTATAAAACACTTTTGCTATCGTTATAAAATGATAGCATTTCAGACAATTCAAGATTCTAAACAATTAAGAGAAATACCATATGCCGACTATTTACAAACCCAAAAAGAAAGAACAGAAGAGCAGTAATATGTATGATGATGCCCGTCGTAAGATATATAATTCGGAGCGATGGCGCAGGCTTCGAGCATGGAAGATGGTGAATAATCCTCTATGCGAGGTGTGCCAGCAAAAGGGGGTGGCTACACCGGCTGAGGATGTTCATCATATCGTATCATTCATGACTACGAATGATCCTTTGCAGCGCAAATCATTAGCATACGATTATGACAACTTAATGAGCCTTTGTAAACAATGCCATCAGAATATACATAACTCAAAATAATAACAAAAAAGTTATTGGAATATTTGCTTAATAACAATAATGTTATTATATTTGTAGTGTCAAAAAACAAAAGCAATATGGGAGAAAAACCGGTAAGTAAAGAGCGGATAAAGTTAGAGAAGGATTTGCTGTTCTACCTTCGCTACTACAAAGAGCTACAGGACAGAGGGCATTATAAACAAGAGCTTGATTATCAAATCGAGTTATTAACGAAAAAGTTAAAGGAAATGTAAGTTGTCAACCGCCTCCCTTGAAAGACAGGGAGGCTAAATAAAGAAGTTATGAAGACAGATATAGAAAGACTAAAGGAACGCTTTGCCAATGCTAATACCGAAGCGGAGATTGAGGTAGTAGACAAAGAGATGAAAGCTTTGGCGGATCAAGATATGGATCAGTTTGCGGAAGGTTTGATAGAATGCATCAAGGACACCAACAAAGAAGCGGATGAAATATTACTAAGAGAGAAGTTGGAATCGGTGTTGCCGTTTATCTCTGTTTCAGCATTAGCCAAAACATATTTTAAGAGGTCTCCCCAGTGGTTTTACCAACGTTTAAATGGAAGTATTGTCAACGGGAAGCCCATTCGGTTTAATGATGCTGAGTTAAAAACCTTGGCCGGTGCATTGACCGATATAGGTAAGAAGATAAGTCAAGCTGCTGCTTTTGTTTTTTGACGATAACTAAGCAATAGTTTGTGGCCCCATCTGTAAAGGTGGGGCTTTTTTGTTCCACTTTTCGTGGAACTATATGTTAAAACGCAGTCTGCTATGTTCCACGGCAGTGTTTTCGTGAAACAATGTGTTAAAATCGAATTAATATTGTTCCACGGGTATGGGGTTGAATTTTGAGCAAATCGACTTCCGAAACCTCGCCCAACCCTTCTTCACACGCACGGAATTTTTTCAAATTTTGAATTTGTTAAAGCATTAACGTTTTATTTGTCGGACATTCATGTGGTTATTATAAAAAACAGAATATGGTGAAATTTGTAATGCCCGATAATTTATCCGATGAAACACAGAAGTTTATAAAGGATGTGGTAAAAGAGCTAAATGCTAGAAAAGCTATTCAGAATATTGATCTCGGAGCTATTAGAATGCTTGCAACCAGCTACGAGATGTATATGCAGGCAACTGATATCCTGCTTAAAGAAGGCCCCGTTATTGAGATAAAATACGAAAAAGCAGCTAATCCGGCTCAAAATATTGCCACTAAAAACTATGCTCAGGTAATGAAAATCATGACAGAGTATGGTTTGACTATTAAAAGCCGTGGAAATATTAAGGCTATGAAATCAGAAGATAAAAATGATTCTCCTTTAGACCAATTTTTAAAGAAAGGGGCCCGTGAGAGACGATGAAAGGATACTATCAATATGCCGCTGATGTTAGAGATGGCAAGATTGTAGTGGGAGAGTTTATTAAGCAGGCCGTCGAACGGTTTTATGTTCTTTTTGAACGGGATGATATAGATTTTAGAGAGAATCGGGCGGATTATGCTATTGAATTTATTTCTTTGTTGAGGCATTACACCGGTCGTCATGCCGGAAAATCGTTTACGTTACTGCCTTGGCAAGAGTTTGCAGTAGCAAGTATCTACGGATTCTATAAAAAAGATGAGGATGGCTCTTGGTGCAGGTTGGTTTCATCTGTATACATTGAGATGGCCCGTAAAAATGGCAAGTCGGCTTTTGCGGCTGCACTTTGTCTATATCATCTTATCGCCGATGGCGAGTCGGCTGCGGAAGTCTACTTGGCGGCTAACAGTAAAGATCAGGCAAAGGTTAGTTTTACAATGTGCCGTAACTTTGTATCCGGGCTTGATCCTAAGCATCGGTATCTTGTGTCTTTCCGCGATCAAATAAACTTCGATAAAACATTGTCGTTTTTGAAAGTGCTTGCCGCTGATTCCAGCAAATTAGATGGCCCTAATCCGTCTATGTTTTTACTTGATGAATACCATGCGGCTAAAAATTCAGGTTTGAAAGATGTACTCCAATCCGGGCAGGGTATGCGTGATGATCCGATGAGTATCATTATCACTACCGCCGGTTTTGATAAATTGGGTCCATGCTACCAGTTTCGTGAAATGTGTACGGAAGTGTTGAAGGGCTTGAAAGAAGATGATACCCTTTTTGCTTTGATTTATGCTTTAGATGAAGGGGATGATTGGAAAAATGAAAAAGTGTGGGGCAAGAGTAATCCTAATTTAGGGGTCACAGTAAAGCCTAAATATTTGAGGGAACAGGTTCAAAAGGCAATAAATTCTCCTTCAGAAGAAGTTGGAATCAAAACGAAGAATATCAATATGTGGTGTGATGCGGAAACTGTTTGGATACCGGATCACTACATCCTTAACGCTTCTGCCAATCTTGATTTCGAGCAATTCCGGGACATGGATTGCTATGCAGGTATTGACTTATCAAGTACGAGTGATCTCACCTGTATGAGTTTTATGTTTCCGACTCAGGACAAATATTACTTTAAAACCCTGTATTATCTTCCAGAGGCGGCGTTACAAGAAAAACGATTTAAGGATTTGTATGGCGATTGGCGTAGGCAGGGATTGATTACCATTACGCCGGGCAATGTAACGGACTATGATTATATACTCAATGACCTGATGCGTATCCGGGAGATTGTTTTCATTCAAAAAGTGGCTTATGATGCATGGAACGCAACACAGTTTGTTATCAACGCCACAGATCAGGGGTTGCCGATGGAGGAGTTTTCCCAAGCATTGGGAAACTTTAACCGTCCCACAAAGGAGATGGAGCGCTTGTTATTATCCGGACGGGCAGTGATTGACAACAATGTCATTAACCGGCATTGTTTCCGCAATGTGATTATGGCACGGGATCGGAATGGAAATACCAAACCGTCGAAGCAGTTTGAAGAGAAGAAAATAGACGGAGTAATAGCCAAGCTGGAAGCCCTTGGCATTTATCTGATGTCTCCGCGGTACGGGGAATTCTATTAACTGTCGGACAATTTTCTGGTTAGATGGTAAAAGGAAAACAATGAAAATACCAATTCTAAATATTGAGATTAGAAAAGCGTCCAAACAGGAGGTATCTAATATAGCTGCTTGGAGTTCCGGTGGAAGATCGCTGTTGTTGAGCCGTGATAAGCCAATGTTGCTTTCTACTGTTTATCGGTGTGTGGACTTGATTTCTGACAGTGTGGCTGTCTTGCCATTAAAAACCTATCAATTGGATGAAGAAGGTTTTAAGAAGGAGTGTAAATGGCATCCAGCTTACCATGTTCTGAATACAGAGCCTAATGAAGACATGACCAGGTACGTCTTCTTTAAAACATTGATGGCCTCAGTCCTTTTAACAGGTAACGGTTATGCCTATATCGAAAGGGATGGGACGGATTTACAACTAATCTATGTTCCTTCTTTCCAAGTAGGTATAGAATGGATAGTAGATGCGAAAGGCATTCGTAGAAAACGTTACAGGATTACAGGGTTTAAGGATCTGGTACAGCCTAAGGATATGATTCATGTATTGAACTTTTCTTATGACGGAATCATTGGGGTGTCTACGCTGACCCATGCCCGGCAAACGCTGGGTATCGCCTCTGACAGTGAGGCGCATGCCGCAGGATTCTTTAAGGGTGGCGGTAACGTGGCGGGTATCTTGGCATTTGAGGGCCGCTTGGATAAAAAACAAAAAGACCAGATCTATGAAACTTGGGAAAATCGTACTTCTTCTGTAGGGGGGAAACCCAATGGCATTGCTGTGCTTGAAGGGAATATGAAGTACCAGCCGATCACTATCAGTCCCAAGGATTCGCAACTATTGGAGTCCAGGGAGTTTAATGTGGTGGATTTATGCCGTTTTTTCTCCGTCTCTCCTGTTAAGGCTTTTGACCTGTCTAAATCGAGCTACTCCACTGTTGAGGCTACGCAGCTTCAATACCTGACGGATACGGTGCTGGCTGTCATTACCAAGATTGAGCAGGAGATCAATCGGAAAGTTTTTCTTAAATCCGAACGTGGCCGGATATTGGCTGAATTTGATACATCGGCAATTTTGCGTACAGACAAAAAGGCGCAGGCCGCATATGCAAAGGATATGTTTTATGTTGCAGGGATGACACCCAATGAAATTCGCCGGGAGAATAATTTGCCCCGATTAGAAAATGGAGATAAAGCCTTTGTGCAAGTCAATACACAAACATTAGATCGTGCGGTAGCCGACCCTGTCATAGATAAAAATTCCAAGTTGTCCGACAGTTCTGTGGTTAATGAAGAAAAGGATTGATTATGGATGAAAAGAGAGAAATAAGAAATACTGCCTATCAAGTGGTGTCAGACGAAGAAAAGCGAACCGTTGAAGGGTATGCTTTGCTTTTTGGCGTGTCTTCGGACGGTTTAAGTTTTGAAGAGGTGATTGAGCATGGAGCTCTGGATGGTGTTATTGAGAAAAGTGATGTATTTGCGTTGCTAAACCATGACCAAAGTCGGGGGATTCTTGCCCGATGCAATCGGGGGACTGGCTCGTTGACATTATCTATTGATAGCAAGGGATTGAGATACCGTTTTGAGGCTCCAAAGACTGGGCTCGGAGATGAGCTGATGGAAAATATCCGGAGAGGCGAGATCGCCGAGAGTTCTTTTTGCTTTGATGTAGAGGAAGAGACTTGGGAAAAGAAAAGTGATGGAACATGGAAGCGGACAATATTGAAAATAGATCATTTATATGATGTCGCGCCTGTATATAATGCCGCATATAGCAAAACATCGGTTTATATGAGAGGCAAGGAGCAGGCCGAAGAAGATTTTCGTAAACAGGAAGAACAGAGAAAATCCGGAGAGTTGGATGAATATTACGAGAATATAGAAAAATTATTTAATAATTAATTTAACGATTATGCCAAGAGAAAAATCAATTACAGATTTAAAAGACGAAAGAACCCAGCTTTCTATCCGTGCTAAAGCGATAACTGATGGTGCGAGAGCCGAAAAACGCATGTTAAACGAGGGCGAAAATACGGAACTTGGAGAGATCCAGTGCCGGATGACTGACATTAATATGGAGATTGCAACCAAGGAGGCCGAGAACAGAGGTAAAGGGACTCCCCATGTAGAACCCGGTCAGGAACGCTTTTCTCTCCGTCGTTCATTGGCCAACTATATTTCCGGACAGGGACAGCATGATGCGGATGCTTCCGTTATTGAGGCGGCAACGCGCCTGCATAATAGCGCAGGGGTAACGAGGTCATCTCAAAATTCATTGGTAATCCCGATGAGCTTGGAGAAGCGGGCAATGTTTACGGCGGCAACCGAATCGGCTACGGGAGTAGTCATTGATCAGGAGCAGCAGGAATTGTTGCTGCCGCTTCAATCCTCTTTGGTCTTGGCTCAGGCGGGAGCCAGATTTATGACCGGTTTACAGGGGGATATTTATTGGCCGAAGTATAGCGGTTCCAATGTTTTCTGGGAGGGTGAAAACGCTAAAGCCAAAGACGGTGCCGGGCAATTCAGCAAAGGTGACGCCTATAAACCCAAGAGACTGACGGCTTATGTTGATATCTCCGAGCAGTTGCTTGTCCAGGAAAATACTTCGGTTGAGGCAATTATTCGACAAACGTTGGCTGCTGCTATTGCGCAAAAGGTTGAGCAAACCGCATTTGGTACGCACGCTCACAATGATAATACGCCCGACGGGCTGTTTCAGACAGTGCCGGCCATTAACGGTGTCATGGATTGGGCTAAAATTGTGGAGTTGGAAACCAATGCGGATATCAACAATGCGCTCTTTGGTAATTTGGCTTACATTATGCACCCGTCTTTGGTAGGTAAGGCCAAAACTAAAGTGAAAGATGCTTCCGGTGCCGGAGGCTTCATTTTTGGCGATAAGGGTGAAGGTACTCTTAACGGATATAAAGCGCTTCGCACCAATAACCTGCCTAAAGGCTTGCAGACCGCTAAAGATGAATTCGGCATTGTTTTTGGTAACTGGAATGACTACTTTATAGGTCAGTGGGGAGCGCTGGAAATCAAAGTGGATCCGTATTCCCGCATGTTGGAGGGAGTTGTACGTTTGGTGATTAATTCTTATTGGAATATGGGTATGATTCGCCCTGAGTCATTCTCCATTGCCTCAATGAAGTAAGCCATGAAGTACGTATCGTTAGATTTGGCGAAGAAGCACCTTTACATCGAAACAGAATACACCGATGATGATAGTATCATTGGTGTATATGTTGCCGCCGCTGAAGGGGCTGTAGCTAATCACATACGTCGGGATCTAGATACGCTGGAGGATAGCGAAGGGAAGCTGCCCGACCCTATTCTCTCAGCTATCCTTCTTGTTGCCGGAGGTTTGTTTCGGGATCGGGAAGTCAACTTTGTCGCGGAACGGGCGCGGGACAAAGTCGGTTTGCTGGACTATTTATTACAACCATACATTGATTACTCCAAATGAAAGCGGGACTGTTACGTGAGATTCTGGAATTCAGGGAAGAGGTGAAAAGCCAGGACCTGAACGGTTTTGTATCCAATAGATATGAAACGGTGTTGACTTGCAAGGCTTCGCGCCGGAAGATGTCTGCTGTTGCAGACAAGAGCGGAGTGAATGCCATGGAGCAATTTATTGGTAGTATTATAGTATTCCAGGTTCGGAATTATCCGGCGATTAAAGAAAACCAGAGGGTTGTTTATCGGGGAGTGGAATATGCGATAAAGATGATTGATCCACAAAGAGATAACACGCTTGTAATCACACTTGAAAAACTGAATATATGATACAGATAAGGACCATAGACAGGGAAAACATAATTTATTTGGTAGACCAGTTAGAGACCTTTGAGAAGGATAAGGCCATAAAAAGTGGGCTTCGGGCCGCTGTGAATGTTTTTCGTGTGAGAGGGCGTAGCAATTTACGTTCGCGTCTATTGCATCACGGGAAGCAGACCGGGCATTTGATGAACTCTTTTACCACCAGGGTTAAACGGAACAAATTAGGGGCTTTGGCCGGTTTTGATCGTCCGGGAGGAAATCACTCCCATTTGGTTGATGCCGGAACCAGGGCGAGAACTACCACCGGAAAGAAAAGCGTAAGGGCGGGGGCATCTCGCGGACTTATGCCTGCTAACCGATTCTGGGAAGATGCGAAAGTTTCTGAGGAAAAGAAGGCGATGGATGCTCTATATGCGGGGATTGAAAGAGCCGTGCAACGTATTAACGACAGGGGATAATGAACAAGTTTAAAGTAACAACAGAGGTACGGACTATCTTGCAGGATTCTTTGGGTATCAAGACAATGGTAGGTGATAAAATATTTCCGTTGGTTGCCCCGAATGGAACCGAGGGAGATTTTATTATATATCAACGGGATGGATTCAAGCAGGAGTACACCAAGATGGCAGTTGCCCGTCAGGTTCCGACCATATTCGTAACTGCCGTGAGTGATAATTACACCCGCTCCCAGGAATTGGCAAGTCTTATCTATGATGCTTTGGAGGGGGATTTTGTAGATCCGGTAATGAAAATCAGGATGGAAGATTCTACAGAGGATTATGAATCCGGAAAATATTTCCAAGTCTTGCAGTTTTCAATTGATTAATATGAAACGTAAAACTAAAATTTTAAAAACAATGGCAACAAAATTAGATTCCAGCAAAGACATTTATCGGGGGGAGCTTATGCTTTTCATCGGTGATGAACCTATTGCTTTTGCTTCCAGCTGCGGGTTGGATGTTTCAACAGAAGAGATTGATATTTCTAATAAAATGATGGGGGACTGGGCCGGTTCGCTTCCTGGGAAAAAAAGCTTTACCCTGTCAAGTGAATCATTGTTAACCCGAAAAGAAGGTGCAATGAGCTTTGACACTCTTTTGAGTAAGCAGATAGCAGGTGAGGTACTTGACTTCTTTTTGGGGAGCCCTGCGTCTGCCGATAAGGATAATTTCGGTGGAACTTTCACTAAGGATACAAAGCAAAAGAACTATACGGGTAAAGTAATTATCACGTCCTTATCCATTAAATCAGATAATGGACAGATTGTTTCATGCAGTGCTTCTTTTAAGGGAATTGGCGCCCTTGCCCCGGTTGAGCCTGTCGGGGTGGGAGGATAAGAAATACAATAATGATGAATATCGAAGGCGGTCCGTAGATGGCCGCCTTTTTAATTAATAAATTGGATGGAAGCAAGATTGACAATAAAGGCTGTTATCCGCTGGGAACAACTCAGGGGTAAATCATTTTCTTTAATGGACTATTCAGATAAAGAGGATGTAAACGCATTGTTATATACCTCCACAATAGTTGCTAAAGGAGAAGTATATACGTTTGATGTTTTTAAAAAGACACTATCCAACCGGAAATTGGTTCGTGAGATGGTATTGTCTTTGGAAAATAGGATGTCTGTATTGGCCCAGTTTCAAAATAAACGAGCTGGTACAGATAAGATCAATTCCGATACCACTCCGGGGATGATAGGCAATATCGTGTCAACGCTTATCATGTCCGGTCTGGATGCTACATATGCATTGGAGGAAATGGAGTTGTGTGATTTGCCCATGTATATTGAAGCCTATGAACGTAAACGTAAAGAAGAGATGGAAGCCAGCCGGTTATGGACATTCTTTACCATGTTGCCGCATATTGATTCCAAGAAGATGAAAAACGGGGCTATGGACCTGATAACATTCCCATGGGAGGAAGTAGAGGCGGCCAGGGAAGCGGAAAGAGCAATAAATGAAGATATAGACCGCTTCGAACAGTTTATGAAAGAGGGTAAGAAACTAATAAATAAATAGTATGGCAGGTAGATTATCATTTTCGATTGCGATAAACCTCCTGACTGAAAACTTCAAGAGAGGTACGAATTCCGTTAAAAACGGTCTAAGAGTGATGCAGATGCAGGTCTTAACTTTTGCGGCGGCACTGGGTGCCGGTGGATTGGGGTTGAGCAACTTTGTATCCCGTCTGATCGATGTTGCCAGGGAAACCAGCCGGGTTACCACTGCTTTGAAGAATGTATCCGGTAGCATGGTCCGGTTCGCTGATAACCAGCGTTTTTTGTTGGACATGGCGAAGAAATATGGTATTGAGATCAACGCGTTGACCGGGAATTACGCTAAGTTTACGGCTGCCGCTTCCATATCGGGCATGTCTATGATGGATCAGCGGAAAATATTTGAGTCTGTGTCCCGTGCAGTAACCGCATTTGGGATGAGTGCGGAAGATAGCAACGGCGTCTTTCTGGCATTATCTCAAATGATGTCCAAGGGAAAGGTTAGTTCAGAGGAGCTTCGTTTACAAATGGGAGAGCGCCTACCTATCGCTCTGCAAGCCATGGCAAAAGCCGCAGGGGTATCGGTAGGGGGGCTTGACAAGTTGTTAAAGCAGGGCAAATTAATGAGTAAAGATGTTCTTCCTAAGTTTGCTGAGGCTCTTGACAAGATGATTCCCAACGTAGATACGGATAATTTGGAAACTTCCGTGAACCGGCTTAAGAATGCATTCACTGAATTCGTGAATGGAACGGAAGTACAGAGCAAATATAAAGCCTTGATCGATTGGCTAACGAACGCGGTAAAGGTGGCGGCTGACAATATAAGATCGGTAATTACCTATACGGTTGCCGCCATCATGGTTATGGTAACAAGCCGGTTGGTGAATAAAATACTTCTGTCGATATCCCGGGCTGAGTTGGCTGCTAAATCCGCTGCACGCCGGGCGGCTAAAGATGCCGGCCAAAAATTCAATGAAATAGCGTGGAAAGCACAGAGAACTTCTGCCTCCATTAAAATGGCGTTCTCTAAGGCCGCCATGTCGATTAGGGCAACCCTGATATCCATGGCTCCTACGGCTATATTGACGGTCATTGGGGCTGTAGTCGCTAAATTGTATAATGCCTATCGGGAGTCAAAGCGTATAAAAGGGTTATTCGATGAATATCAGAAACGAATGAATGATGTTCCCTCAAAAACTCCTGAAATAATCAAGATTCGCGCTCTGCAAGAGGAATACAATAAGACCAATGTCACATTATCAGATAAGAAAAGAATTTTAGCCCAGATAAATGGGATTTTAGGGACTGAATTGAGTGTTAATCAAGATGTTAACAAAGTTATTGAAAAGCGTATATCATTATTAGAAAGTGCAGCAAGAGCCGAACTGGCTGCTAAAGAGGTGGCTGATAGCGAAAATGAATTAGGAAAGATTGGTGGTAAATCATATAATGGCAAAACGATACGAAGTATGGCTCCGGACTGGGCGATGGCTCGCGGGGATTTAGTAAAAGAGGAAAGATTTAAAAAGAAATACGATGTGCATACCCAAGATGCTTTAGGCTGGGAAAACGGGCTTAAAGATGACTTGAATGCATTTATCGAACACGCCAAGATACTAAAAGACGCTAAAGGTCGATTAGGCAAGGAGATTGCTAATTCTGTGGCTACGGCTGATTCTACACCTCCTGAACCTGATTCTAAAAAGACGGAACTTCAAAAGGCCGAAGAGAAATACGCTAAATCCTTAAGGGAATTGGATGCCCGCCGGGAAGTCGAGAAGATGTCGGAGTCGGAATATTATAAAGCTGTCGATGAACTCGGGAGGAAGATGTTGATAGAGGCCAAAGCGTCAGGTGACAAAGAGATACTTAATAGCAAATATCTCAAAATGCTTCAGGATGTTATTGATCATCCTTTATATGATGAGGCGGCCGCAGAGATGGAGAAGGTGCAGAAGGAGTACAATGATAAGGTTAAAGAAAATAAAACCTTGCTTTCAAAAGGACTTATCTCTCAAAAGGCTTTCAATGAACATCTTGCGGGGCTATCGGTTGAGGCCGCTAAGTCTGCCGCAAGCATTAAAGGAATCGGTGAGAGGGCTGATGCTTTTATCAAGGACATGCTGGATCAGGCGATATCACATATCCCATCCGTGAAGATGAAATCACGCGATACCACTTTTGATTATAAAAAATCAAAAGTGGATATTGCCTCTGAGAATCTTGATAAAGCAAAGGAATACGCAAAAGAATTACAGGAACAGGCAAAGAAAGTAGGTAAGGAACTTTCGGATGAACTGTCAAATGCGATAGCCAATGTCCCTACTTTGGAGGAGGCTTTGAAATTAGCTAAAGTAAAAGAAGACGTGAAAAAATTCACTAAGGAGCTGGATGAATCGCTTTACTCAGGGATCAAGGATATCGCTACAAGCTCCGATCGTGTCGTATCGGCCTTTACGAGCCTTCGTGATGTGATGAATGATGTAGATGCAACGGGATGGGAGAAAATCATGGCCATTTGGAATGCAATGATAAATACGATTGATTCTTTTACGTCTATAGTTCGTACTATTGAGAATATATCAGTTTTGGCTAAAAAGTTGGCTGGCGCCAAGGAGGCACAGCAAGGACTTGAGAAAAGTACAGCAGGAACGGTTGCAGGAACAGTTGTTAAAATAGCCGCAGATGAGGTAGCGACAAAAATGGAATTAGAAAATAGTCAGAAGAAAAGTGCGGCGGCTGTTACAGAAATGGCATCGAAGAGTACAGCGGCTTATGCGGGAATACCTTTTGTCGGGGCGGCTCTGGCAGCGGGACAAATAGCGACAATGATGGCTATGATAGAAGCAGCGAGAATTAGCGCTCCCGGATTTAATTCAGGGGGGATCTATTTAGGGGGCACATCTTTTGGAGATAAAGGATTGGCGCGTCTGAATAAAGGGGAAATGATTTTGAATATGACCCAGCAATCTAATTTGTTTGATGCTATCAACTCTGGTAATTTGGGGAGTTCAAATAGGGTCCAAATAGAATTTGGGAAAGCCAAGGTGCTCGGACCGGATATTCTGCTCTCCATAAATAACACATTAAAAAAACAAGGAAAGAAACCATTATGAGCTACGGATTGATTTATACGATTCCTTTTGCAAGTCTCCGTAATAAATCTTGCATTATAGAAATAGAGAAAGAAGGGTATGTGGGGGCTCCTACTGAATTAGTGGGGGCTGGAAATCCATTTACTGTAGATATCGATGATGATGATTTCTTATACGTCCCGTCCAGGTTCAGTACGGCCAATATCCGGATAGTAGGTTCGGATTATTTGCAAAGTTTGTTTTCCACAGCTTATCAGCAATACCGTGTAACATTTAAGCGTGATGGCGTGGTAACGTGGTGTGGCTTTATCAAGCCGGAGTTGTACACACAAGATTATAGCAGTACTATATTCGAATTGGAACTTGAATGTGTCAGCGCCATGTCCGCTTTGGAGTATATCGATTATAAACCCAAAAACGGGACAGAAAGAGGGTTTGTAACTTTATGGGAATTATTAACCCGTTGTGTCTCTGAATCTCGAGGCTGTTATTCAAACGTATATATTCCACATGTTTACGCAAAGGATAAATCGAATTATACGGCTTGGACAAATGTTCTGAAGGACATGATGATAAGTGAACAGAATTTCTTTGATGAAGATGACAAGCCAATGAAACTAAAAGAGGTGCTTGAAGAGATATGCAAATTCCTCAATTGGACTTGTGTGGATTGGAGGGGTGATCTTTACTTCGTAGATGTGGATCATGCAGGCGATTACTATAAGTATGCGTTGGACTTTTCCGCATATGCAACCGTGAGGGGATTTACTATCAACGTCCAAAAAGTTGGCTTTAGCGGCGATAATCATACGCTCGATATTTTGGGCGGTTATAATAAAGTAACAGTAAAAGACAGTAATTATCCGGTTGGGAATTTACTTCCGGAAGAGAGTTACGAAGATGCAAAAGTTCTTTCGTCACGTTTAAATACGAATAAAGATAGAAAATGTTACCGTCAGTTTCTTTATCCGAAAAACTGGAACATGTATCTGTATGATGGCGATACGGTTATCACCAATGACGATTTAGAGTTACGTGCTTATGATGCGCATAAACTTATAGGAGGAATACAGGAAAGGTACTGCAATTATAAAATAGTGGACGGTAAGCCGGATATTTCAGACTATTCGTTTACAAATGTTATACAAGCCAGGTGTTTGGGTGCTGTCGGTGACTTATCAATGATAGGCGGGCTGGAACTCTTAACAAAGATAATGGATTTTAAAGGTGCGTCCTCAGTGTACGAATCAGGGGCCTTTGCTGTATCTGGAAGCTATAAGACGATAGCGGATATGGATTTGATTCCTTGGGACAATAGCCGGGGCACGTACATGCCGTTGGCTGCTTGCCAATTACGGATCGGTAATAAATATTATGGCAGTACTAACGGATTGGCCCCATTCGCATGGTCTGCAAATCCCAATTATTTTTTTAGACTTCCCGCCTCCGAAGAGAATAACAAAGCCCGATTAGATTATGTATCCATTGAGAACCAAAAAACAATATATATGCCATATAAAGGTGTTTCAGGCGTAATAATCCCTATTGATACCCTATTATATGGCGAGCTTGAATTTACTCTTTACGCATCTAAAATACATAATGCTATTTTTATAAATGGATTCTTGTTAAAAGACTTTTCCTTTAAATATGGAAAGAGCACCGAGGCCGAAAAGACTACCGACAATACAGACCGTTATTATGAAAATGTCGTTAACGAAGACTACATTAACGAATTAGACGAAATCGAGTTTAAAATATCCAGTTACAACAATGATGGGGCATGCTATTCGAAAGTGATGATAGGAGAGGACTATCTTCGTGATAATTTGTATTCGGTACTGGTTGACAGGGCTATTCGTCCGGAGGAGCATTTAATCCAGCGTATAATCAATCGATATAGCACTACTCGTATCAAGCTAACACAAGAAATAGAAGAAACGATTGGTTTAACTCCTATTTCCAGACTGTCGGACAAATCTCTGGTTAATAAGATATTCATTAATGCCGGAGGAAGTATCGATTATAAGATGGAGCAGTTCCGGTGTATTATGATAGAGACATGAAAGACGTAAAGATTAAAACTACATCCATTCCTGCGAAACCCCGGTCAAAGAACTATCCGGCTGGGGCTGTTATCACCCGGACGGCTGGCGGCATTACTGTTAACGGCGGAGGCGGTGGAGGTGCTTCGGTTGACATTGTAAAGGCTACCGACACAAAGTCGTTTACCGATAGCAACGTACTGTCATCGCTCCGGACGCTGTTAGAGATCCGTTCGCGTATCATTGCCGAATCGGATACAACCACGGAATTAACCGATGATAATACGCTTTCTTCAAAGCGCACTTTGAAGGAGATAGATGCAGCGATTAAAGAGGCTTTGAAGAAGATAGATGATCTTTATTTAAGCAAGGTAAAAGCGGATATAGCTAAAGAGCCTATCACTTTCCTGAAAGGGCTGTTTGTTGGTGATGGGCTTACATTTATCAACGAAAGTGGCGACACGGAATTGCAATCTTTAGTTGCCCGGATGAAAGTTAAAGCCGCTACATTGGAAGTAACCGGTTCGGCCAATGTTGGCACACTCCATTCGGAAGGGAATATTTCAACAGGCGCGGATATTTGGGCTAAAGGTGACACGCATACTTTAAATTTACTCGTTCAGGCACTTGCAAAAACATACGATCTGAATGTTGAGCACGTCGCAACCCTGTTTCAAACCATAGTCAAGGACTATATCAGTTCAGAAAGATTCATCCCCGGACTGATGGGTGAAGGGATGAAGCTATACAAGGCTATCAATGGGGATTGGAACCTTGAAATAGATAATGCCGTAGTCCGTAAGGCCATGACCATTTTTGAACTTATCATTTCGAAAGTTCGTGCGGTTAACGGCGGTCTGGTGATTTCATCTGCTAACGGGCGTGTTAAGTCCGTTTCGGAAACGTCCGGCGATCCGGCTTACTATGTTTTAGGTATAGAGGGCGACATGATGTTTGTCGCTGACGACTTGGTACGTTGTCAGGTCTACACATCCGGACACGTTAAATACTACTGGGTTCCGGTTGCCTCGGTTAATGATGATTCGATTCTTATACTTAAATCCGTATTTCCCAATGGTACAACTCCGGCCGTTGGTGATGATCTGGTTCAGATGGGTAACCTCACGAATCCGAACAGACAGGGCATTTTGTATCTCACAGCTTCGGAAGATGGCAAGCCGCGCATTTCTGTACTGGACGGGGTAAACTCCACGTCTTTGGCCGGAAAGAACAAAGTGATTTTGGGTTGTCTCGATGGCATGACGGATACAGACTTTCCGGCTGACTTCCAACCCTCCGGATACGGCCTGTATGCGATGAACTGTTTCCTGAAAGGTATTTTCATTCTGAGAAATGGAAAGAGCATTGAACAGGAGTTTAGTAATATTGCTACCGAGTTAGCGGCTATACCGGGAAAGATCGAGCTTGCCATACGCAGTATGAAAGTAGCGGACGTTAATCTGCTTTACGACTCTAACCACAAACTAAATGCTAACCCCTATCAAATGGGATCGTATAAGTATGACGTTCATTTAGAAGCAGGCAAAACCTATACCCTTACAGTGTGCTATAAGTGTGCGGACTCTGATGTTATCAGGGCGTATAACAATCCTTCGTACGGCTGGATAGGCACTTTGCCGAAAAGCGCAGAAGAAACGGTACTTTCGCAGCCTATAACGCCTATTAATCCGGATGGGGCATATTTCTACTTCTATAAGTTTCCCCAACAGGAATCAACGGAGACATACATTAAATGGGCTGTAATCACCGAGGGTAGTGTGGGTGTAGCTAATTGGATACCGTCTGCAACTGAAAGAAAATTGAATATCGGAGGCGAAAACCTGATGTTACAATCCCAACAGGCATTGGATGGATCAGGCGCACAATATGCGTTTCAGTTATCGAAAGCGTGGACGGATTTAAAAGGCAAAACCTTAACAATCTCGTTCGACTATGCGTATAGCAATCTAAAGATGGGATCATCACAAAGGTTCGGGCTTGAAAAAGCTATTTATAAATCGGGCACATCCCAATATTACTATATCGGCGCATTTAAGTATGTAGATTCTACCAGCCCCACGGCTGACAAAGGTAGGTACGTTCACACTATCAAAGTCCCCGAAGATATAGAGGACTCTTTGGATACTGATATTATTGCATATATACAGTTAGGCGCTGGATCAGTTTGCCGGATCAATAACTTTCAAATAGAAATAGGAGACACGGCGACCGGATGGAAGCCTGCCCCTAAAGATTCTTTCACTGAGTCAAAAAAGTACACCGACACACAAATACTTGCCGTTGACGGGAAAATTGAACTATCCGTTAAAACTAAGGTAAAAAATTTGGGTATTGGAGCAAACAACCTGTATAGTTACACAAGTTCACTGCTTAATGCTTTATATCCATCTCCTACTATTGAAAGGCAAATGTCTCTGCATGGCTTCTATTTGGTTGGTTCACAAGGTAATGGAGGAGCTATGCGGATACCTAATATTATCCCGCCTATCCCCGGTAAGTATACCGTTTCCGGATGGATTAAAGGTAGTCAAAATACCCCAGTTGGTTTTACTATTGATGTGTGTGATTCTGAAAGTTATACTGTTAGGTCAACAGCCGATAACCAATGGAGTTATTTTAAACATACTTTTGATGTCACAAGAAACACAGAAGCCCAAAGCGCTACATATCACTTTGTGGATTTAGAATCAATTTCATGGGCTTATATATGGGTGAAAGACTTCAAAGTAGAAGCGGGTGAAATTGCAACCGCATGGAGTCCCAATTTTCAGGATGCAGTTTACAAAGGTGCTGAATATACTAATAGTCAAATTAGTGTAGTCGAAGGTAAGATAACATCCACCGTTG